ATGATCTAAATATCCCTGAAAACGTTAGCGTAAGTCATGACTAAGATCGATCAGGTCATAATCGGTCAACTACCCGACGACATAGGCTCAGATCGGCTGCTATCGGTTTTACCGCCGTCATCAGCTGTCACTTATGGCAATCCGACTCCCAGAATCCATACGCCGCTCAATGATTTGCCATCTAGGGGCTTTGATCTCATAGATTTAGCAGCTGATATTCTCCCAGACGGGCTTATGCCGTGGCAAAAGTTTGCTTTAGAGCATACGCACAAATACAAACCCGACGGACGCTGGGCTACTCCGACTAATTGCATAGTCGTTGCCCGGCAAAATGGAAAATCGTTTCTCCAGCAAATACGAATTTTAGGCGGCTTATTCTTATGGGACGAGCCGTTACAGATTGGCTCAGCTCACAGATTAGCCACATCGCTAGAGCAATTTAGACAGTTGGTTAACTTAATTGAGAGCTCGGAAATGCTATCTAAGCGTGTCCAGCGTATTAGGTGGAGTCACGGCTCCGAGGAAATGGAAGTCAAAGGTACGACCGGACAAATCAACCGATTTATCGTAAAGGCTGGCGGCTCAGCTGCTCGAGGCGTTTCCGCACCGTCGGCAATTCACCTAGATGAGCTTCGAGAGATGAAAGATTTAGAATCTTACGCTTCGCTTCGATATACCTTGATGGCTGCTAAGAATCCTATGATTATGAGCTACACAAACGCGGGCGATTCTCACTCGGTCGTTCTAAATGCGTTTCGGGAACGTGGACTAGCTGCTGCCGCTGGAGCTGACGACGACATCGGGTATTTCGAGTGGAGCGCACCGACAGACGATATTCAGCTCGAATCAAATTGGCTGGCAGCAAATCCAGCAATCGGTCATACTATAAATATCCAGAATATCCAAGCCGTTCTCAATGATCCGCCAGAAGTCGTACAAACCGAAGTCTTATGCCGCTGGGTTCAAACGATCTCAAGCATTATCGGAGCAAACGAGTGGAATAATTGCCATGATGAATCCGTCGATCTTGATCCAGAGAAGCTGACATGGCTGGCGCTAGATATTTCACCAGATCGCAAATTCTGTGCGTTAGTCGCAGCTCAGAAATTGGGCGACGAACGTTTCGTCGTGAAGCTGCTACACACTTGGGAAAATTCCGTTCAGCTTGACGATCGAGAGATCGCTAACGAAGCGGCTAAATACTGTCGCAAGTATCCGCTCGAGTATTTGCTTTACAGCCGTCGCACTTCGGGCGCGGTCGCTGCCAGATTTCAGCCCGCCGGTATTCCGATCTTTGACATGGACTCGGTTTACCCTCAAAGCTGTGATGAGTTACTCGGTGCGATTAACTCGGGACGATTACGCCATCGAGGTCAAAGCGATCTCACTAAACAGATTCTTTCAGCTGTGCAACTAAAGCGCGGCGACGGCGGGTGGGTTATTGGACGTCGAGCTTCGCAAGCTGCGGTTTGCGCGGCGGTGGCCACAGCGCTAGTTACACACTTCGCGACACGCCCAGAGATGGACTTCGATATTATGACGGGCTAGTGCTATAAGCCTGACACAATTCGCGCATGGGTATTCGTGATCTCTTTGCGTCAAAGGTTGAAGCCGTAGCGCCGCTGCAAAATAGCGACATCGAGGCTTCGCTCTCACCTGTATTTGCGCTGGACTCGATCTATACCTTTAACGGCGGCGCTACTCAGGCTACGCGTGAAGAAGCGATGAGCGTACCGACGATCGCTCGCGCTAGAGGAATTATCTGTTCTTCCATCGCTTCGATCGGGTTGCAACTCCGGGACAATACGACGGGGCTCGAAGTGCCAAGCCCTAGAGTAATTCGTGACCCTGATCCACGCGTTCCGGGTAGCGCTACTTATGTTTGGACAGCTGAGGATTTATTATTTTACGGATATGCCTATTGGCAAATCACCGAACTGTTTGCCGACACAATGCGAATTCGTTCCGTTCAACGAATCGTGCCAACTCGTGTCGGCGTCTTTTTAAATGCTAACGGAACTGAAGTTATGTATTACACGATTGACGGAAAACAAATTCCCGAATCGGGTATCGGATCGCTAATTGTATTTTACGGCAACGACGAAGGATTATTAAACCGAGCTGGTCGCACTATTCGCACCGGTGCAGAACTTGAGCGAGCAGCTGCAAACTATGCTCGCGAACCTGTCCCGTCAATGGTATTAAAATCAAACGGCACAGCTTTACCAGCTGATCGAATTGCAAAATTACTTGAGTCATGGGGCGTCGCTCGACGTAATCGCTCAACCGCGTTTCTTAATGCGGACGTCGAGTTACAAACTGTCGGCTTCGATCCTGAGAAATTACAGCTCGCACAAGCCCGTTCCTATATATCGACCGAATTGGCAAGGGCGATCGGAATTCCGGCGTTCTACGTTGACGCGGAAACTGGATCAAGCATGACTTACTCAAACGCAAACGTTACTCGCAAAACTTTGCTTGACTTCTCGCTGATTCCGCTAATGACAAGCATAAGCACCAGGCTATCAATGCCGGACTTTATTCCATCATCACAAACAGTCAATTTTAGACTTGAGGATTACTTGCGCGGAAGCGAAGCCGAACGAGTAGCAATTTACAAAACATTATTTGAAATCGGCGCAATCAGCGTCGAGGAAATCCGACAAGCTGAGGAAATGATTAAATGAAAATAAATATGCCGTTAACAATTACATCAGCCGACAGCGAATCTCGGACAATTACCGGACGCGTCGTAACATGGAACGAAACTGGATCGACGTCAGCTGGACTTACGACGTTTAAGCCAGAATCTATTGCGACAAAGAACGTGAAGTTATTACTAGAACACGATCGCACTCGACCAATCGGAAAAGTTTTATCTATGACCGCAACCGAACAAGGAATCGACGCGACATTTAAGATCGCGGAGACAACAGCCGGAAACGACGCACTCGTAGAAGCCGCGACGGGTCTCCGCGATGGTTTTAGTGTTGGCGTTAAAGTCAACGCACATGATTTTGTCGATGGCGTTTTAGTAGTAGCAAAAGGTTCGCTCGATGAAGTCTCTTTAGTTTCAGAGCCAGCAATCGACAGCGCGAGAGTCAGTTCCGTAGCTGCAAGTCAAGATGGCATGGACGATGAGGACGACGACGAGGAAAAAGAGGAAATGAAAGCAACCGATGAAAATTCTGATCCCTTAGATGAGGAAACAGAAGAAACAAATCCAACAACAGAAGGAGACGAAGTGTCAGACACTACCGAAACCGCTCCTGCCGAAACATCGGTAGAAGCGTCTAAGCATGTTCCAATGGCGTACACCGCGCCACGTTCACCTATTGTCGATAAGGTTTCTTATTTACAGTATTCACTCAAGGCGTCAGTTCTACATGATGAGGACGCACGTCAATATGTCAAGGCTGCCGATAACACAACATCAACAGCACCGGGCATGGTTCCAACACCTCAAAGCCGTACAGTTATCAACGCGTTAGCTAATGCTGATCGCGGCATGATCGACGCCCTATCACGCGAAGCTCTTAGCGCAACAGGCATGACTTTCGAGCTGCCAAAAGTTACAGCTGTCCCAACCGTTACAAACATCGCTGAAAATGGCGCGATTACAGAATCAAATCTGAGCGCGACTTACCTTTCAGTTCCAGTTCAGAGCTTCAAGGGTCGCGCAATTTCAACGATCGAACTTATCGACCGTTCAGATCCAAGCTACCTAACAGCGCTGCTCCAGAATTTGGAATTTGCTTACGCAAAAGTTACAGATGAGTTTGCTGTCGGAACTATTGCTGGCGCTGGTCAACAGACAGGCGTTAACGCTAACTCAGCTACTGGATTCTTAGCTTATACATCTCAAGCCGCGGGCGCTGTTTATTCATCGTCACTAGGCTTCGCTCGTAACTTAGTAGTTAGCCCGGGACAATGGACTAACATCATGGGTTACAACGACAACGGCGCACCTCTTTACAATGCGGCGCAACCAAGCAACGCGGCTGGAAACGTTCGCGGCGATTCACTTCGCGGCGTAGTTTCACCGGGTCTAAATCTGTTCGTGTCACGTTCTATTGGTAACGCTGGAGCAACGACATCAACAGGCGATTTCTCAATGGTTGTCGTTAACCCTGACGCATGGACATGGTACGAATCTCCACGATTCGAGCTACGCACCAACGTCAACTCAGACGGCACAATCGATATTCTTTACTATGGTTACGCCGCAATCGCTCCAAAGATTCCATTTGGCGCATGCTGGAACCAGACCTGAGATAACTAAATAATCATCGGTCGTTTCGCTCCCGAGGCGACCGAGCAGAATCGAGAGAGGAACGCTAATGCCACAAATAGTTACAGCGCAAGAACTTCGCGACGTGCTAGGTGTTAGCGTTTCTCTTTACTCGGACGCTTATCTCGATCTAATGATCGAAAGCGCCGAGGGCGCGATCTTGCCGTTGCTTACTGGCTACCAGTCAGCAATTACAGGAATCGAAGTCAAAGATGGCATGGCTTTTTACACTACTCAGCGCATTAACTATTTCGTGCCCGGTCAAGCTGTAATTATTTCAGGTTGCGGCGCTGCGTTTGACTTAACAGTTACAGTTAACGATCACAGAATCGCGCCTTACGTATTCACAACAGCAACAGCAGCACCCGATCAAATCTTTACACCTAAAATTCCAGCTGGTCTAGCCGTATTAAATGGGTCAACAGCTGACGATTTATATTCAGGCGTAGCGCCCGTAAAGTCCGCTTTGCTAGTTGTATCGGTCGAGGTCTTTCAGTCCATCACAGCTCCGGGCAATACATCGGCACAGGTTGACTTCAATCCATCGCCTTTCGTGCTAGGTCGCTCATTACAAAATCGCGTAGTCGGTTTATTAGCTCCATTTATTGACGTCGAAACTATGGGTCAATAATGCCTACCAGTATTCAGGCTGACGTTCGTGCGCCACTAGCGACCGCTCTCGCTGGCGTAACGGCTTCGGTCTATGAGTCAGTACCCGAGGCGGTAATCCCGCCCGCTGCGATCATCGTGCCGGGTACTCCGTATTTGGAAACGACGCTAATTAGCAGCTCGATCCAATTAAAAGTTAATTTTACAATCTCAGCCGCCGTCGCGTATAACAATAACGCGGGCGCTCTCGATAATCTCGAGAAGCTAGTCATACAGATTCTCGCGGCTATTCCGTCGGGATATATCGTCGGCGACGTATCGCGTCCGTCGATCGTTGCGTTAGGTTCGAGTAATTTACTTATTTCGGATATTGACGTGAGCACTTACTACAAACAGGAAAACTAGGAGACAAAATGCCAACAACAATCGTGACAGGACGCGACATAACTTTCACCATCGAGGGTGCTACTTATGACGCACAAGCAACAGCCGCGACTCTAACTATTGAGTCAACAATTAACACTTACCAGACACTAGACGGTAAGGCTTATTACACAACAGATTCACAGGGTACTTTCGACGTCGAAATGCTTGCCGACTGGACAGCTGGAGGATCACTAGCAGCTTCGCTATGGAACGCAGCTGACAGCGCACCTAATACTCCACTTTCGGTCGTATTTACAGCCGCAAGCGGATCAGTCTTTAACTTCGACGTTCAGCCTATATTCCCTAGCGCTGGCGGCACAGCTCCAGACGCACAGACTATTTCGCTGAGCTTTACTTGCGTGACAACTCCAACACTATAAGAAAAGAAATCGGGAGCATGAAACTACAAATACATATCGAAACGACAGACGGCAAGACAGCAACCACGACAGCACAACCACCAGAGTTTGCCAAGTGGGAGCAAAAGACAGGATATACAATTCAGCAAGCTCAGGAAAAAATCGGTATATCCGATCTAATGTTTCTAGCATGGAACGCCCTAAAGCGTGAGGCAGCTGGTAAACCAGTCAAACCTTACGAAGTATGGTGCGAAATGGTGGTCGATATTACGGTCGGAGATACCGAAAGCCCAAAAGCCACAGCCGAGGAAGCCTAAGCTACTTAATCGTAGAGCTGTCGATCGCGACAGGGATTCCGATGAGTGAGTGGGTTGACGCGGCGGACATATTGACAGCGCTCGAGATATTGGAGAAACGAAATGGCGGAAAGTAAGGAAGTCGTCCAGTACGACAAAGCCGAACTTCGTGCCATTACTGGAGCGTTTAAAGCAATGGACGATGAAGCCGTCGCTCAAGCTAAAGAGCAATCCAGCGCGTTAGCTGATTATCTAAAAGGCAAAATCACGTCCGCCGCTGGGTCACTTAATTCGTCTCCAGTAGCTAGTCGAATTGCTGAGGGCTCTAAAGTAAGTAAGTCATCTAAAATTGGCGAGATTTCATTTGGTTTCGCTGGACAAAAATTTAGCGGTGGAGCAACTACTCGCGATTTATGGGGTGGCTCGGAATTTGGATCGAATAAATATAAGCAATTCCCAATCTGGTCGGGATCGACTGGTCGCGGATCGACTGGCTATTTTATTTATCCAACGCTACGAGCTGAGCAAAGCTACTTAATCGCTGAGTGGGAAAAGGCGTTCACTTCAATAGTTAAGAGGTTCGACTAATGGCTGAAGGATCAA